CAGTGGTCCTTTCTGGTCGGCCTGGAAGTTCTTCTCCCACTCGGCCGCGTCACGCGTGGCCACGTCGAGGACCGTCTCGTTGCCCATCAGCCGACGTTCCGGGTCGTTGGCCTTGGCAATGTGGGCCGTGAACGCCTTGAGGTTCTTGGCGTCCTCCCGCTTGCGGTCGGCCTCCTCGCTGGCGGCCTTGGCCGCCGCACGCCGCGCCCGGTCCTCGGCTTCCCGGGAGATGCCTTGGGAGACGCCGCCCGCAAACTCGCCCAGGCCCTGGAGGAAGCCGCCCATCAGACGAGCACCTTGCCGTAGTTGACCCGCATGTAGCCGCCCGGCCCGACGATGACCGCGTCGGGGAATACCGGCAGCACCTCGTCGGCCATGTAGCCGTAACGGAGCGGCGCGTCGTCAGCGTCCCAGATGTAGCGGTACACCCACAGCCCGATGTCATGGGCCAGCGTGGCGATCCGCTTGGTGTGCTTCTTGAGGCGGCGGTCGGACGGCGGGTGTGCGATCGCCGCCGACCCCAACTGCCCGACCAGTGAGCCGATCCCCGCCAGGGCGCTGGGCTGCTGGGTGATGGTGTTGGCGCGGCTGACGAAGGCGTCGAGGTTCGAACCGATGCCCTTCTGGGCGATGCCCAGGCCGGTGTTGACGTTGCTCGCGCCGCCGGGGCTCGCCCCCGCCGCGCCGGTCGCCCCGGCCAGACCCGCCCCGCCGATGCCCGACGCGCCGCCTGCCGCCGCCAGCACGGCTGACGAGCCGCCGCGCCCAAAGTTGGCGGCGTCGCTGGTCAGCTGCATGCCGAGCGTCTTGGCGGCGTCGCGCGCCCGGGTCATCGCGCCCGCCTCAGCCGCCGCGTTGCGGAACGCGTTGTCCGTCCGGGCGCTGAGCGCCGCCGGGCTGGCGGGGTTGATGCCGAGACCGGCGAATTGGCGAGCGAGTTGCTGCTGCTGGCCCGCTTCCGCCGTGCGGATGTCACCGAGCGCCCGCGTCGCCTGCCGCTCCTGCTCCTCGGGAGCGGAGTACTCGTCGACCATCTTGTAGTAGCGGTCCTCGGCGGGGATGCCGAGGGTCTTGTAGCGTTCGGCCGAGGTCTTGGCCTGATCGTAGGTGAGATCGAACAGCTTCCCCTGCCGCTCGATGTTGACGTCGCTTTCCTTGATCAGCTGCGCCATCGCCGGGGCGACGTACTTGTCGAAGTAGTCCCGGTTCCACGCCTCCGCCCGCTCGGCCAGCTGGGTGTTGGCGAGGGCGGCCGCCCCGATCTGGGGGTCGTACTTGTTGCTGCTGCCCTTGGTGTACCAGCGGTCAAGCATAGCGACACTCCGACCGGAACATCCGGTAGATGATCACGTCAACGCCGCCCCGCCCAGCTTTCTCTAACACCGCCTCGGCGGTGAAGCCTAGATTGGTGGTGAAGCGGCGGCTGGCGTAGTTGTCGGCCTCCACCCACACGCTCATCCTCTGGCACCCGCAGGTGACGAACGGGTACTTGAACGTCTCGTGCAGGAAGTGCCGGGTCAGCCACTTGCCGCTGCCGTCCGAGGCGATGTGGCCGAAGATGTTCTGGCCGTTGAAATTGTCGTAGCCCGCCGCCGCGATGACCTTGTGGTCGCGCAGCTGCACGATCCCCTTGAAGTCCTCGCTGCCGCTCAACGGGTACTTGGTGTTGATGAAGTCGAGGGCGGCATCCGGGTCGGAGACGACCTCGTACCTCGTCACGGGGGCGGGGCTTCCTCCGGCGGTGCCCGCAGTTCGGCGAGTTCGGCCTCGGCCTGCCTGAGACGGATTGTCAGTTCGATCAGCTGACATGTCAGGGTTCCGATTTGGCCTTCGATGGCCTGCTGGATCATCTGCCCGAGGTTAGGGGACGGAGTGGACGAGGGCGTCATTGATGTAAAACTCAAACTTTCCTGAGACACGGTTGAAGACCAGATACTCGCCCAGGCCAGAGCCGAACACCACCGCCCCCTGGTAGTTTGCTCCGCCGGGCAGGTCGAGCGCGGTGTCGGTGATCAGTTCCTCGGAGACGTGGAGCGTACCGCTCACCAAGGTGTCGACGTTCACCGAGAAGGACGTTGGCCGCAGGCGGATGCGGGCGGTGTCGTTGTAGGTGGCCCAGTAGGGCGTGCCGTCGGTCTCGGCCCCGCTCCAGATCACGCCGGTCTGGTTGCCGTAGGCGACGCCGAACACCCCCAACGGGTCCGAGCCCCGTGCTGACTGGCTCTGGACGCCGTCCCAGTTGATGGACTGCCCCACCTTCATGATCACCGCCGCGCCGCCGGTGCCGTCGAAGTTGACGAGGCTGTCGATCGGATAGGTGATCGGCATGGCCGGGGTAACGGTGACGGTGGTCGAGGTGAAGCTGACGACGGTGCCGAAGTAGGGCGTGGTCGGGTGCGTGATGTTGATCGGGTAGTTCTTCCGCGCGCCCGCCGACCACTTCACCGAGATGGTCGTCGCGCCCGCACCCGCCGCCGCCGTCAGGTAGGAGCCGTCGTTGAGGAACGCACCCGTCGTGTCGAGGCCACGCCGCCATGGCCCGGTCAGCACGTAGGCGGCGTCGGACGGGCGCGGGCCGCCCGAGTTCATGGTGACGCCGATCCACACCCGGCCGCCGCCGTCCGCCCGGTCGTTGCCGCGCGTGAAACTGTCGACCTGGGCGTAGACCGCCACGTCGGCCGAGGCCGAGGTGTACTGGCTCTCCCAGCCGGTGGTCATGGTGCCGACCGCGCCCGCCGCGAAGTCGGCCGAGCCCCCGAACTGGCCGCCTGTGCCGGTGTTGAAGACGTGGCCAAGCTCGTAGGTCTTCGGGACGTAGTCGATGTTCACCCGCACGATGCGGCCGTAGACGTCGCCGCCGCCACGCATGCGGATGCGCAGGTAGTCGAAGCCACCCCAGGTGCGGTTGGACAGCGTCAGGCAGGGCGCGTCGCCGCCGGTCGGGTTCCACGCCATGGTGGCGGTGTGGGCGGTCGAGAAGGTGACGAGGTTCCCGGCCACCGAGGTGATGAGCAGCGGCACGTGCGGGTCGGCCACCGTCCCGGCGTGGGTGTCGCTGATGATGATGCCGCCGAAGCGGTCCTTGATGTACGCCTTCTTGCCGACCCAGGCCGGGTCGGTGCCGGTGCTGAGCGTGATGGTGTTCCCGGCCACCACGCCGCCGGTGGCGTAGCCGACGATGCCGCTCGACCCGCTCTCGACGTCCCACCATGCGTGGTGCGGGATGACCGCGCTCTCGAAGTAGCGGGCGTCGGGGTCGTAGTCCCGGACGGTCGGCCCGAGGATGCGCCACTCCGGCTCGGCGAAGGTCTGGTCTCCGGCGAACCAGCCCAACTCGCCCTGCACCGCCGCGACGGTCGGCATGACCGACAGGTAGCGGAGGTTGGCCGGGGCGACGTAGGGCGTCGGGCTCGACCCGACGATCTGGCCGGGGCCACGATGGCGCTTGGTGAAGTACGGCCGCGCCTGGGTGGTCGAGTACTCCCCGGCCCGCAGGTAGACGTCCTTGGCGGCGGCGTCGAACTTGTAGGCAGCGAACGCCGCATCGGCGCTGACGCTGATGTTGTTGGTCGCGTCGTAGTCGAGCACGAGGCTGGGCGGGTCGCGCTCCAGCGTGGTCACGATATCGCCGCCGCCGCCCGCCGCCGCGATGGCGTCGAACGCATCGGCGATCAGGTTGGTGTTGCTGACCACCTGCTTGCGCAGGGCCTGGAGCAGTTCGTAAAGGCTCGGCGGCGTGACGGCGGGGACGTCGGGCAGCGAGATGCGCAGCACCATTACGACACCCAGAGTTCCTCGATGGTCGTGGCCAGATGCAGGCTACGCACGTCGATGTTGCCGATGATCTCGAAGGCCAGTTCCCGGCACTTGAAGGCGGGCACCCTGATGGGGTCGAGGTTGAACAGGTTGAGGCTGGCGCACACCTCCTCGCCATCGCCATAGATGACCACCTGCACGGTGCGCCCGGTGGAGGTCCCCGGCAGGTTGTGCAGGATGGAGCCGTTGATGTCGAAGGCGTTGATCTCCGCGCCGTTGATCGCGCCTCGGAGGTCCTCGCCGAAGTGGGCGTTGTTGTAGGCGATGGCGGCCGCGCGCTCTGCCTCGTAGACCCGGCCGTCTTGGATTTGGCCGTAGTCGGCGTCGAGCCGCATCAGGCTGAACGTCACCGCCCGGTCGTTGAACCACCGCTTGGACTTCCAGTGGTAGGTCGACGGGTTGGCGGGGTCGGCGTCCAGCTGGTAGATTTTGTTGTCGGCGCCGTTGACGAAGAACAGGAACCCGTTGCGGGCGTCGACGTGCATGCAGGTCGCGGGCAGGTCCATGTAGCTGAGCGCGGGCGGGTCGGTGCGGCTGAGCAGCAGGGCGCGCGGCGGCACCTCGCCGGGGAACAGCCCGATGTAACGCCCCTCCAGCACCACCGCCTGCATGGCCACTGGATGCAGCGGCTGCCACTCGTCCACCGTGAACAGGCTGGTGGTCGCCAGGGCGCGGGACTGCGACGAGAGCAGCACCAGACCGTTGGGGCTGGCGTAGACCACGCCGTCGTTGTCGTGGGCGATGGTGCCCTTGGCGACGCATGGCTCGTAGAGCGGCACCTCCTCGGTGTACATCTCGCCGGGGATGCCGCCGTGGATGAGCACCGGCGCGAGGTCGGTCATCACCACCACCGACGATCCGATCACCCCCAGGCCGATGATGCGCAGGACGGGCAGGGTGATGGCGTACGAGGCGGGCCACGCGTGCGGGTAGTAGGGCTGCGAGAACCAGACTGTGTTTCCGACGAAGCCGACCAGCGAGCCACCGGGCAGGGCGACGAGGTCGACAAGGTCGGCGGGCGGCGGCAGCCAGCCGCCGGTGAGCAGCACTTCACCCAGATCGGCGATCGTCTTGTCGTCGAGGAAGCTGGCGGTGGCGATCGGGATTTCGGCGACGAACTGGAAGCTCTCGGTCGTCTCTCCGATCACTGTCCGGTAGATGCGCCGGTGGGTGATGTTGTAGTTGCCCGCCGGGATCGCAGCGAAACCGGAGACCGTCACTTTCGAGCCTATCGACGGCACGTCGAGCAGGTCCGACGGCGGCGATGGCGCGCTCTCCGCCTTGACCGCGCCGAACGTCTGCACGTGCGTATACACGTATGCCCGGGTCTCGACGGTGCCGGTGCCGGAAACGGTCAGGACCGTCGTCGGCTTGGTCGGAGGACCGGGCACACCCATCTCAAGTTCGTTCGACGGGAACGGCTCCGCACCGCTGGTCGCCATGGCGAAGTTGGTCTTCTTCGGCGTGCCATCGCCCGTGTAGTAGATGCGGCTCTCAGTGGTGTCGGCCACCGGGCTAGGGGCCACGTCCACGTCGGTCTCCCAGGCCAGCCAGACGCTGTTCGCGGCCGCGTTAAACAGCCGGTAGATGGTCTTGTAGCTGGTGGCCGGGGGCGGCAACTGGTGGACCGCAGAGGGTCCTTTCCAAGAGCGAAGCTCCTTGGAGTACAGCTTCACGTTCGACGCGACCTGGGCGAAGCCATCCCCCAGCAGGGTGGACGACAGCTTCGGGAGCAGGCCGTCGAAAGCCAGGACCCGGATCGCGGCCATCGGTTACTTCTTCTTGGGGGCGGGCTCGGGAGCTTCGACCTTGTCGACGATGTCGACGCTATCGTCGACAGTCAGGACGTGGGTCTCCACGCTGATCTCCGCCTCGATGCCGAGCTCGACCGCGATGGCCTTGGCCTCGTCGCTGCTCTCGAAGATCAGCGTGCCCTGCACGTTCTTGCCTACGAGGATGTGCTTGCCGTTGCGCTGGACGATCAGCTGGCCGCCAACGCTTTCGGCGTCGAGCTTCTTGAGGGCGTCTTCGAACTTCATGGATCGCTCCTAGTTCATGATGATCGTGACCAGCGCCAGGGCGGTGTGGCCAAGAGCATCGGTGATCGTGACCATGTACACCCCTTCGCGGTGGTCCGCGCCAGTCGACGACCACCACACCTCGCGCTGGGTGGGGTCGGTAAAACCGAAGCCGGTGTAACCGGAGGCGTAGGTCCACGCGTAGGTGAAGGGGGCGACGCCTCCGACCGCATTGGCGAACGCGTGCTCGCTGATCGTGTAGCCAGTACCATCGGTGGTGCCGATGCACGGATTGGGCGTGACGTTGGCGGACGTCAGCGCACCGCCGCCCCCTCCGCCGACGACACCTGTCATCGCCATCATGATGCCGCTCACGAGACGCCCATCCCGTAAATCCACCACGTGGTGGCGTCCATCTTCTCCAGCATGCAGGTGCCGGGGGAGCCCAGGGTGCGCGCGCCGACCGAGCCGCTCGGCAACCACACCAGCACGACGCCAGGCGGCGGGACGATGGCCACCGCGCCCGAGCCGCTGCCTCCCGCGTTGCCGTGGTTCACGATCTTGATGATCCCACCGATCAGGATGTGGACCGCCGCGTCGGTGGGAATGAAGTAGCTGTGGCTGGACGTGGACGTGTGCAGGACCTGCCTGCCGTTGTCGACGAAGCCGAAGGTGTAGTCGTTGTTCTGGACGTTGGTGACCAGCCCACGGTAGCCCGCCGTGTTCACCGTGCCATCGTGGACTTCAACCAGCAGGTTGCCCTTGTCGAGGCCGTCCACCGACAGCTTGAACTTGGTGGTCGCGACCGCCCAGCCGAGGTTGATCTTGTTGGCGTCCTGGCCGACCCCGCCGCCCTGCTGCACGGGCTTGAAGCCGAGGTTCAACTCGGCCACGCCGACGTCGAGGAAGCCCTCGTGGATGAACCGGCCTTGGAACAGCTGGTTGCCGCCGACATTGCCGAGCGCGATCTTGCCGCTGGTGATCGCCAATGGCGCGATCATCGCCCCGGTGATGAAGCCGTTGGGGATTTGCGAGGCGACCAGCGGCGCATCGCGGACAGCCTCGATCGCACCGGCCGTCAGCCGATGCTCGACCTTCTCGCCTGCGGCCAACGCCCGAGCGTTCGTACCCTCCTGGCCGCGCACCACCGTCAGGGTGTCGCCGCTGCGCACGTCGCAGCGCATGATCTCGATGTTGTTGGCCGCGTCGACCACGGTAATGGGGAACCAGTTGCCCGGCGTCGGCGAGGGGAACTTGTCCCCCTGCCCCCCTGACAGGGTGATGGAGGTGGCGGTGTCGGTATAGCTGGCCGCCAGCACCCCGACCGCGTTATTCTTGAAGACGGGGCCGGTCATGCGACTACCCGACCGTGACGGTCCACGTCACGTTGAGGGTGTCACCGGCCGCCTTGTTGATCACGGTGAAGGTGGTGCGGCACAGCATCACGCCGCCGGGGGTCGCGTTGAAGATGCCCGCCTCGACCAGCGCCCCGGTGCCGACACCCGGGCCGAAGCTGGCCGTGTAGGTGATCACCGGCCCGGCCACGACGGTCGCGGTTAGCGCCGTCCGCGACCCGGCCACCTCGGCCCCCAGGTTCGCGTCGCCCGCCGCCGGGACGGTGCCGCTGGTGCCGACCGCCATGTGGGTCATGGCGGCCAGGGAGGGGGCCGCCTTCATGCGCTCGGCGATGACGCCCTTGCCGTTGTTGGGGACGAGGTTGTCGACCTCCCAGGTCACCTCGGTCCCATCGGCGCGGAGCAGTTGGAACTGCACCCGACCCTTCATCTCGATGATGTCTTCGATCATGGTCGGCTCCATCTGAGCGTCGCGGGGACGCTACGCGTTGAGGGGTAGGGGTGCAACTAGCCCCATCGGGTCGCCGCGCGCCTACCTGATTTCATAGATCACGGCCTGCTTCGCCTCGTCGGTCGCGCAAGTGCAGGCGAACGTGACCGCCGCGCCGCTGACACCGAGGTTGTAGTAGTTGGCCCACTCGTTGTTCACTCCGGCGTCGGCGCTGTGGATGAAGGTCCATCCGGCGGGCGTCGGACCCCACGCGGTCACATCGGGCCGGTAGTAGACGTAACAGGCCACCAGACCGCGAGCCAAACCGCTCGGCGTGAACGCAGGCGTGGTGATGCTGCGATCACCCGCCGCTAAAGCCTCGGTCAACTGACTTGCGACAGCGAAGGACGTGCCGCCCCTGAAGACCAGGGCTGTGCACGCGGTCCATGTGTAGAGGCCGGAAACGAGGACGTAGCCGTTCGTGAGATCAGTTGCGGTCAGAAGCTTGTAACCCAGCTTCGTGTAGATCGGCCCGCCCGTCACAAGATAGGCCGCGCCGGGCGTCGTGGCGTCGTCGCGATTGGTGATGGAACACCAGAGATCACCAACCTGCGACCCCGCCGGAAGCGTGCATTGCACCGGGTCCGTGAGGCTCGCGTTCTTAACGAACCCGCCAATGAAGACGGGGGGTGGAAGGCCGAACTTGTTGATGCCGATCGGCTTCACGCGGCGAGGTCCCCGATCAGCACCCACTCGTTCGGGTTGACGTTAACGATGGACACGCCAGACCACTGGCTGTTGGTCTTCAACTTGTTGCCCGCGCTATGGATCGTGACACTCGCGCCCGCCACGAACGAGACCTGCCCCGCGCCGTACTGGATCAGGTCGATCCGCGCCCAACTCGGCCACGCGACGGACGAGTTGGGAGGTATGGTTACGGTGACCGGCGCGCCCGCGTTGACGACGATGATCGCGCCCAGGTCGGAGAGCGCCAGGGTGAAGCTGGTGCCCGGCGCGGGCCGCGACCAGTAGCGCCCGCGCGGCTCGACCTTGTCGGAGCCAGCGCCGAAGTAGATTTCGGAGCCGACGAAAAGGTCGTTGTTGAACTTGAACTGATAGCTCGCCTCATTGACGAAGTTCAGTATCTTGGTGGTGTTATCCGCGAACCCGATGTAACCAGCGCGCGTGACGCCATCCGGCGCAAAGAACGCCATGTATCCAGTATTATTTACCGACCCGACGTTAAGAACCACGCCGCCAATGCCAGCGGTTGTCGCGTAGACGTTGTTTGCGAACTGAGCGGTATAACCGTAGATGCCGCGAACCCGCTGGCCGTTGACCCCGATGTCGTAGGCGTTATCAACGAACGGGTAAATGTGCCCGGCGCTGTGCATATGCCAGCGGTTCACCGGAGCGTTGGAGCCGATCGGCGTGGTCTGGAAGTTGATGTGCGCGGGGGTCGAAGCGTCAGTCCACGCCTCGGGGCTTTCCATCCATATGGAGGCGGCTGGCGCATAGCCTGACGGGGTTTTGCCCTTGCCCACGAAATAGGCCAGCGCATTGAACGCCGTAACGGGGGTCGGAGCCGTCGCGGAGGTGTTGGCCCGCACGCCCTCAAACACAGAGCCGCCTAGCGAGTACGCCTGAACGACGTCACGTCCGTAGATCGGGCCTGCCGAGTAAACCTGCCCGGAGACGTCGACGGCCCCCGCGTAAACCGTGCGGACGCGGGCCGCCGGTGCGCCTAGGTCGTAGGCGTTGTCGCCGGTCGGCCCAAGCACGCCAGCCGCGTTCACTTGCCACGGGAAGCTGAGAACCTTCGTCCCCTGCATCGTGACGCCAAAGTATATGTTCGTGGCCTGCGCGCTGTCGGTCCAGTCACCCGAAGCGGTCATCGCGAGGACGGCGCGCATCCCGTCCGCGAAGGCGGTCGTGCCGTAGCCCCGCGCGCCGAAGGCCCCAATCCACGTGCCGCCCAAGGTTGGGGTCGGTGCGGCGGCGGTGCCGCCCGCTGATCGCGTTTCGTAAGCGAAGACCCCTTGCGCGAAGGCGTTGCCCTCAACCCGAGCGCCACCGGCCCCGGTGATCTGGAGGCCGGTCTGGCCGTCGATCCAGGCGGGCGCGGGAGCGCCGGAATGGTTGACGAGAACCGTTGTGGTGAAGTCACCGATGCTGGCGTAGAGCCTCCCGACGCGCGACGCTGCATTGCCGACGTTACCGCCGCTGTACGGGAAGAAGTCGCCTTCCGAAGTGATCGACCAGCGCGGCAGGATCGTCGTCTGACCATAGGGGGTGGTTTGGAACAGGATGTCGGTGCCGTGCCTTGTCGGCGTCCAATCCTCGATGGCTCGCAGCAGGATTTGGGCCTGCACCCCGGAGAACCCCGCCCCGTCGTAGCCATTCCCGCTGATAACGGTGAGACCCCAACCGTTCAGCACGCCAAGCGGCGCGGCGAGGGTGCCTCGCGCAGTGGTGCCTGTGAACTCTGAACTGCCTCCGTAGCTCTGAACACGGACATAGGCAGGGAGGCCATCACGTTGCACGTCGATCGACGCGTTAGGCCCGCCCAGGAGCAGGTTGCCAGCGTCGGTGTAGTATGAATTCGAGTTCTGAAGCAGCTTGCCGGTGCTGCTATCCCAGCGCGCAAGAGCGTTGTCACCCGCCCCGCCCGCCGGACCAACCACGTCACCCACCGGGACCGCCGCGATCCCGGCGTTGAGGTTGGTGAAGTTGGCGTCCACCTCGGCGTTGGTGAGCGGGCTGCCCTTCCCGGCGCGGGTGACGATCACGACCATCAGAAGACCCTCGTAGAGGAGACGTAATCGAAGGGGGTCACGAAGTAATCCAACCCAGCGTAGTCATAGTGGACCAGGGTGCCAGCGTCACTGATGGTCACGACATCGGCGAACCCTACAAAGGGGCCGTTCTGGGCCGAATGCGCGTCGGATATCGCCACCGCGTCGGCCAAGTTCAGCGCCAGCACGCGGTTCCAGACCGACGTCAGGTTGTCGGTCACGGTGACGCTGTCGGCCAAGTCCAGCGCCAGCACGCGGTTCAGCACGAACGCGAAGTTGTCGGTCACCACCACATCGTCGGCGAAGTCCCGGCCGAACGACGTGGTGGCGCTGAACGCATCGGACATGGTCACCACGTCGGCGAAGTCCCGGCCGTATCCGTAGGTGAAGCTGATCTCGTCGGTGACGCCCACCACGTCAGCGAAGGGCGCGAGGGTCCACTCGACGCTGAACGCATCGGTGACCTCCACCTCGTCGGCGAAGCGCGGGTCGGCAAAGTAGTCGACGAAGACCGACGTGCCGTACTCCAGATCGACGGCCTGGATGATGGCGAGGATGTTGTTGCGAACGCTGCCGCCGTCAGCCATCGAAGTCCTCCCGCAGGAGGAAGTGCAGCCGGGTAAACGGGGTGAAGCTGTTGCCCGCTCCGAAGGCGGCCTCGATCTCGCCGAGGTAGCGGCCGGGCGGGATGTTGAGGTTGCCCTGGATGAAGCCGAACCGCACCCGACCCCCGCTGCCGGGGGTCTCGTACTGGGTGAGGTCGGCGTGGATCAGGTCGGCCTGGAGCGTCCCCGGCAGAAGCTCTCCCGGCAGCACGAACAGCACCTCGTCCTTGCCCCAGGGCTTGAACAGCAGCCGCACCACCGCCAGCGAGATGTCCAGCAGGGCGTCGGGCTGGCGCAGCTGCACGTAGATCATCGGCCGGGTGTCGCCGACCACGAGGTGGATACGGCTGGTGCTCATATCCACTTCCTCAGCTGCACCGACTGCACGGCGCGGGTGTGCTCGCGCATCCGCCGCGCCTTGGCCTCGCTGACCCCACCGTAGAACCGCCCCCACAGCATCGGCGCTGAGCCGGGGTCGTAGTAGGGCTGGCCCGCCGTCTCCACCAGCCGGGCGCGCGCCCCGTAGGCGATGGGCTCGGCGTAGTAGTTGAACACGCTGTCGTCGATCTCGGCGGCGTCGGGGGTGGGCTGCACCGCGCACAGGATGCGCATGGCGTCCATGGCGTCGACATCCGGCGCAGGCACGAGGCAGATGTCCTCGGCGTCGAACTGGGTCACGTACAGCGGCGTGCCGACCCGGGTAGTCCAGCCTGACCCGTAGATTTGGTCGAGCTCGTCCTTGGTCTTGAACTCCAGCGGCTTGGACCGGCCTTCGATCTCGACCCGCATGGCCGCCGAGGGCACGGTGTTGGGCGGCACCTCTAGTTCGTAGATCGCCTGCTCGGCGATCAGGTCGACCGGCTCCAGCATCTCCTGCTGCCAGAGCGTCAGCTTGTAGAACTCGATGCAGGCGAAGCGCGCGGCCACGATCGCCGCCGGGGCCGAGCAGTCGCGGACGAACGGCAGGATCATCGGGGTGAAGTCGAAGATCGCGGTCAAGCGGCGGCCCCCTTGTCTTGCAGGTTGGGCTCACCCAGCTGCCGGTTGGGGCTCTCGTCGACCACCGCCTGGGTGTGGCCGCCGACGAACATCTGGAACAGGCCCAGGTACGCCTGGGCCTTGTCGTTGCCCGCCGCGTAGTCGGTGTCCTTCTGGTGGGCGCGGAACATGACGTAGTCGAACAGCGCCGTCTGGTAGAGGTCGGGCACCGTCATCACGTCGTTCATCGCGGTGAAGTCGGCCGGGCTGGCGGCCCGGCTCACGTCGAGATAGTTCAGCCCGGTCGACGGCGGGTACACGTAATAGACGCGTGGCTGCTTCGGGTCGTAGACGTAGTGCAGGGTGACGTCGGACCGGAGCGAGGCGTGCCAGTTGGGGTCCACCCGGTCGAGGTTCTCGCGGGTGACCACCGTCACCACCCGTCCGGGGGTCTCGCCGTCGGTTCCCATGTTGCGCTTGATGTCGAGCAGCATGAAGGCTCCGACCGGGAGTACCTGTTTGGTGCCCTGGGAGAGGGCCAGGGGGGCCGTGATCTCCCCCAGCGCAGGGTCCATGGCCACCAGGGTCCGTTGGCCGTCAGAGAGCCACCTGAGGAGCTCGTCGTCGGTCCACCGCACCGGCCCTGGCGGCAGGCGGGTCAGGCCGTCGTCGATCAACTGGCTGCGGACCCGGGTCAGAATGGTGTTCGCCGTGACAGGCATGAGGACCTCTACGCCGAAAACGCCGAGGCAGCATCAGCTACCCCGGCGTGTCAGTCTACGTCGGTCCGCCGATCACTTGTCGACGAGGGCGATGACCCAGCTTTCCGGCTTGAGCATCTTCTTGCCGAACACGTTCAGGCCGCGGACCAGCTGCCCGAAGTCGTTCGGGTTCTGCAGGCTCTCGGTCTTGGTGATCTGGGCGGCGAAGGTCAGGGCCGACTGGTGCCCGGCGATCAGCACCCGGCGCTTCACGGCGCCCCCGTTGGCCGACCCGTCGGGGTTGAACCCGGCGGCCGCCTTCGGCAGCTGGTTCGACAGGTAGATCGTGAAGCGGTCGATCATCCCGAGCTTGCCGTTGCGCAGGATGCTCTTGTCGTCGCCGGTCAGGTAGGCTTGCTGCAGGGGGGACTGCATCAGGCGCAGCCGGGTGGCCGGGTCGATGACGATCCAGCGGTCGGTGTCCGGGACGTTCTGCTCGTCCAGCACGCTGGCCATGCCGAGGATCACGTCGAGGATTTTGGTGGGCGCGGTGGACAGGTCCACCGGGACGGTGTCGGAGCCCAGCACGATGGTGCCGGAGATCACGCCTGCGGTGTTGCCCTTATTGGCGGCCGCGCCGTTGTTGTACTCCTCCAGCAGGATCAGGCGGTCGATGGCGATCGCCATCTGCTTGGAGGCGTCGTCGGTGAACATCGACATCAGGTTCGGCTTGGCCTGATATTCGAGCACGTCGGAGACGTTGACGCCGAAGTACTTCGCCTTGTCGATGTTCAGTTCGATCGTGTTGGGGACCGGCACTTGGTAGTTCAGGTTCTGGCCGATCGTGTAGTCGCTGATCGAGATCGACGGGATGTTGTTGATGACGATGTTGTCACCCATCCCCTTGATCTCGCCCTCGTAGGCGGTGTTGGCGATCTCGCCGAACACGGTCGTGAGGTAGAACTTGACGTTGAGCTTGCCGGACCACAGCTGCGGAATGAACGTCCGCGAATAGGCGGGCGTGGTCTGGAAGGGAGGTTGGACGGCAACGGGCATGGCTGCGGCTCACGCTGGAGGGGGGTGAAGGCCCCCCTCCGGGCGGTCCTAGCGGACGCGTCCCTCGGCGAGAGCCCTGTCGATTTCGGCTTCGATGCGCGCGACTTCTTCCAGCCGACCCCGGTAGTCCCCTCGGGCGTAGTCTTTGTAGAAGGTGTCCATCTCGGCGATGGACCAGACCTTCTTGCCGTCGTCGGGGGTGAGCACCGTGGTGGCCTTGGTCTGGCCGGGCGACACCTGTTCGCGAAGTTCCTCCTGCGGATCGACGGGGGGAGGCGGAGGCGGGGGCTCTGGTGTGGCTCCGGCGATGAACTGGTTGAAGACCTTGGCTGTCCGCTCCACGTCGAAGTTGAAGTAGGCGGTCTGCAGGATTTCGTTTCGGACCAGCCCGCTGAACTCGTCGGTCTGCATCAGCCAGTCCTTCCAGGCTTGGCTGTTGTCGACCTCGTCGTAGTTGGCGACGGCCTTCCCCAAGTCGGTGAAGTACTTCGCCCTGCGCTCGTCCGTCGCGGCACCCGTGACGGTCTCAACCTGCGTCGCCTGAGCCGCCATCTGCTTCCGCAGGTCCGCGATCTCACCTGTCAGCTTGGCCCTTTCCCCCGCGTCGGTCTCCCGACTGATGCGGCGCATCAGGTCAATCAGGTCGTCTCCGTAGGTTTCGGTGTCCTCGTCCGTGATCAGCTTGATCTCCGGCGGCGGGGCGGCGGCGGGCGGCGGCTCCGGTGTCGGTGACGGGGCGGCTTTCAGGTCCTCGATCTGCCGTTGGAGGTTGGCGACTTGGTTCCGCAGCTGCGGCACCTCGGCGTTGTACTTCCCCTGCAGGGTCTGGAACTTCTGCTGCCAATCGTCCCCGGTCGGGGGCGGCGCGGGCGGCGGCTCTGCCGGGGGCTCTGGGGGAGGTGGCTCCGGTGGTGTCTCCTGGGCCAGCATCGCTGCGTCCAGGGCTTCCACTTCCGCCGCCTGCCGCTGAACGGCCTCGGGCACTCGCGTATTCATTCACGTCTCCAGCTGCAACTCCGGGGTCGGTCTCGCCGGTATCCCGTAATGGTCAGCTACGGCACCATGGTCCTGGCTTGCAAGATCAGTTGCCGAATATCCCGGAGGGTGGCGAGGCGACCCTTGAGCTCATGGACGTCTGCGTCTGAACGCGCGCCGATCAGTCTCAGGGTGGTGGCCTCGATCTCCGCCTTGAAGAACTCGTCCACGTCGCGGAACCGGGGGGTCTCCTGCAACTGGGCTAGGCCAGTGAGGGCGGCCACGGAAGGCTTCGTGAGCATTGGCCCGACGATGGCGATCACATCCGTCGTTTGTCAATACGCTCAGCGCAGGTCGGTGATCGGCGCACCGTTCTCCAGCTGCTGGGCGTTGCCCTGCGTCGCGCCCGGTCCCGGCGGCGTGCCGCCCTGCATCCCGCCCTCGGACGGACTGGACCCCGGTGCGGGCGCACCGGGCGCGGCCTGGGCGTTCATGGTCGCCTGGACCGCCAGCTTCTGGCGCAGGGTGTCGAGGTCGGGCACCACCTTGTCGGTGTCCATCTGCAGGGTCTTGGCCGTCTCGCGCAGCACGGCGGCCCGGCCCTCGACGCCCATGATCTGCATGTCGGTCGGGTTGGCGGTGGCGGCCAGGAACTCGGTGCGGCGCACCTGGGCGGCCTCGCGGGCCACGAGGTTGGACGCACCGCGCGCCACGATGTTGACGTCCCCCTTGAGCTCGGGGTCGGTCTCGTAGCGCATGTTGAAGTAGTACAGGCGCTGGAGCAGGGGCTCCATCACGTTGAGGTCGATGTTCTTGATAACGCTGGTGATCATCTTACCGGCGTTGGACATCAGCATCGACAATCCACTGGCAGTCCGGCCAGCGCCTGCGGCTCGGCTGTCGCCCGTCATGTAGCGGGGGATGCCGGAGTATTCGTCAGCCATGGTGGTGAACTTGTCGAACAGCGCCATCAGGTCGGGCAGCGTCGACTGCGGCTGGAAGAACCGGATCGGCGGGTCCGAGGTGGACCCACCCATGGGGTCGCTGTTCAGCTGCCAAATGCGCCACGGCTTGAGTTGGGTGATCTGCTCCCCGGGCGCGATGCGGTCGGTGAGGATGCCCACCTGCGGGCCGCTGGCCAGGGCGGCGTTGTTGATCATCGCCCGGCTGGCGGCGTTGACGATGTCCTGCGGGTCGCGGACGAGGTCGGCGACGCTGTTGCCCCAGAACGACCCGGGCACGCGTTCGTAGGACGTGGCGTAGTACGGCCTGCGCTTGAGCGGGTCGGGATTGAGGGTCGCCTTGATGACGTATGGCCCGATGGCCCACGCCTCGACTTGGTACTCGTCGGTCGGCTCGGGGATTTGCGCCCGGGTCATCCCCCAGTCGAGCAGCATCTGACCCTGCACCGAGCCCCAATACTGCAGCCCGTCGATGATGCCGTCGGGGTTGGAGGCCAGCGAGGTCGACGGCCGCCCCTGGGCGTCCTCTTGGTCGATCTCGTCGTACAGCCACATGCGCATGCCGCTGGTGCCGTAGTTGTCGAGCACCGCCCGGATCGCCCCGTCGTCGTAGCCGGGGACGCCGATCATCTCCTGCAGGTCCTGGCGCGACAGCGGCTGGCGCTCGATGAAGTCGCCGTCCTCGGGGCTGGTGGCCGAGGGCGAGGGGTAGCACTTGAACGGGTCGACCCGCTCCCACTCCTTGCAGAGCTTGACCTGAACGACCGCCTGCCCCTCCGGTCCCCAGGTCAGGTACGGCTTCATCCTGATCACCGGCCCCTTGATGACGGCGGTGGGGAAGGTGGTCAGGTCGTTGATGAACTCGTCGAGGGCGGCCATGAACCCGCCCTCCAGCAACTGGTCCTCCATCTTGGAGGCCATCCGGGAGACGCGTTTCTCGGCGATCTCGCGGACCGCCGCGAGGGCTTGGTCCTTCATCATCGACAGCATCTTGACGGTGGCCATGGGGTCGGGCGGCTCGCCCTGCCCGGCCGCCGCTGCCGCCATCTGCTCCTTGAGCGGACCGGTCGCGGCCGCCACGATCAGGTCGTTCACCTCCGGCGGGAGCTCGGCGATGGGGGTGGGCTTGACGGACCACGGGCGATCCTCGCCGGTGGTCATCATCACGTCGCGTATCCAGGCGGCCGCCGCCCGGCACTTGTGCCCGGTCAGCCCGGCGTAGACCTCGGACCCGCCCTCGTTCTGGATGGCCGCCAGCTTGACCGGCGTGTAGACGCTGCGCCGCGCCCGCATGTTGTCGAGCATGCGCTGCTCGATGTCGCCGAACCGCCGCGCGTCGCGGGCCAGGGTGAACTTGTGCTTGATGTGCCCGGCCAGCCCGGTGATCAGCGGCTCGGCCTGCCGCTGCTCGGCGGCGGCGCGGTCGTCGGCGTCGCGGGCCTGCAGCGCGCCCAGCGACATGGCGCGCATCCCGGGGTTCTGCAGCACCACCACGTTGGTGCCGGGCGCGTTGGCGGGACCGGCCGGGACAGCGGTCGCCCCCGGCATCGGCTGCGACCCATAGGCGGGGTTGGCCGCCATCGGGCTGGGGCTCTGGGGGATGCCACCCCCACCGGGCGTCATGACGGCCATGGGCTACCTTCTCACGTCCAGCCTAGCGACGACACCCGTTGCACCGGCCGCGCCTGCTGGCGAGCGTTGTACGCCCCGCCCTGGTCGGCGTCAGCATGCAGGCAGGCGTACTGGTCGGCGTCAGCGATATGGCTGTGGTTGTTCTTCTCCGGCGCATCCTCGTGCTCGCCGGATTTCTTGATCTTGTAGCGGTAGCCGCCCCGGTAGGCGGTGATCAGCACCCGCGCGCCCTCGGGACACAGCAGGCGGCCCGGCCCGCCGTCGATCTGGCGGTTGAGGAACTTCTCCACCGCGCCGACCCGCGCCGCCGTCACGTTGGTGCGTGCTGCGATGGCCTTGAGGCCCGCTGCGCGGACCATCTCGAAACAGGTGCGTTCGTCGGTTTGTGCACGCGCCTGCCCCGCTGGGTCGCCCACCACCAGGGCTGGGAAGCCGGGGTACTTGGACGCCAGCAGCGGCTTGAGCTTCTGCTCCAAGAACCGCTGGACCCCCATGTTGTCGGAGGTGAGCGCGTCATAGGTGAGGAACCGTCCTCTCAGGTCCAGCTGGTTGATGGTGGCGCTTGGGTTGAGCCCGAAGTCCATGCCGATGATCAGCGGCCGCTCGTTGTAGCGGACCGGGTTCAGGCGGTTCTTGGCGATATGGAAGTCGGACCGGAACGTCCTGTAGACGGGAAGTCCCGCCAGGGATTTCCCAAACTTTGCATGCACATAGACGTCCACCCAGTCGGCCGACTTCCCCTGCATCAGGTTGGGGTAGTAGTCCTGCGGCAGGTAGTCGAGCCAGTCGGCCTCGGCCGACATCCCCGACGGCTGGATGTACACCCCGCAGTTCTCGGGCGGGTCGTTCAGCAGCTGCTCCCAGCTGGTCTCCATGTCGGGCGGGTTCGACGCGCCCCAGATGTGCTTGTTCTCGGTGCCGTCGTCCTTCACACAGCCGACGCCGTTGTCCAGCTTCGACGGGTAGCGCCCGACCCGGCCCTGGAGCGCGTCGAAGACCGCCCCGCTGATCTCGCGGAACTCGTCGATGATGCCGAAACTGGTCTGCAGCGAGAGCAGGCGGCGCACGTCGTTCTGGTCGTCGAGGCCCCTGAACAGCACCTCGCACTCGACGTTGCCGAACCGCAGCATGAACTTGAGGTCGGTGCGCAGGAAGTTCCCGGCCAGCCCATCCGGGAACCACCTGAGGAAGTCGGGGATGGAGGTGTCCTTCAGCTGCTCGCGGGTGTTGCGCACCCAGACGGCCTTGCTCCGGCGCACGCCGTCGCGGCAGGGGGCCATCTGCGCCGCATGGTAGGCGATCTTCATGATCGCGGCGGTGGTCTTGGTCGACCCGACCGGCCCGACGATGAGCTCGATGAACTTCTCGCCCAGGAAGAAGGGGGTGACCGAGGGGACTGGCGTGAACGTCAGGGTCTCGGTCATGAGTTATCCACAGGCCCTGAAACAAAGGCGGCCGACGCCGCTGCGCGGCTGGCCGCCCCTGTCATGCGTCAGCCCTGCAGGAACCGCGCCCAAGTCCCCTCCAGGGTGGACACGTACATCGCGGCGAGGCCATTGGCGTGGGCCAGCGAGGCCGCGCCGTTGATGGTGGCTCCGCCCCAGCCCCAGACGGTCATCGAGGCCGCGCCCTGGTTCTGGATGATGATGGTGTCCCCGCCGTTGGTGAAGGGCAGGGTGATGCTGTCGGCGGCGGTGGCCACGGCCGTGACCTTCACGAACGGGGCGTTGACCGTGTAGAGGCCCTGCGGGTCGTTGGCCAGGGTGGCGGCTCCGCCACCGACCTTGGCGGCGGCGATGATCTGCTTGGGGCCGGGGGGCGGCAGCTGGGTGGCGAGGCCGGGCATTGATCGTCTCCTACTGGGGCCAGAGGCCGGGGCGCAGGATGCGGCCAGTCGCTGGTTCGGGGAACTTGGGCCGAAGTGGTCTAGGAGCGCGGACGCTACCCCGAAGTCGTGGTCGGGGGAAGGCCAAACGCGGCGGCTGCGCCGCCGGGCGCGGTCGAAGGCTGCCGGGGATTGGGCCGCAGGTCGAAGTCAGGCACCCGCAGGCCTGAGAGGCTGGCCGGGGGTTTCCCCTTCGGAGGGACGAAGTCGAGGGAGAGGGTTGGCCCGGACCCCGTGCCCCCGCCGGGGGGGACCAGGGCGTCCGCCCTGGCCTTCGTCACAGGGTCCGGGCCGTCCACCCCGGTCGTCGAGGAAACGGGTGAGGCGACCGGAGCAGAGACAAGGGCTGGCCCGGAGTGGATGACATCCGCGCCGTTGACCTGAATGTTGATGGCGAAGCCGTTGCCCGCGACGCCCGGCTGGGTGTTGAGGGGCTGGGGCTTCAGGCGGCCAATGTCGGTGAGTTGCTTCGCAACTTCCACGGTGAGCGGAGCCGGGATGCTCCCCGCCATGGACTGCTGGAACAGCCGGGTCAGCAGCGCCTCGGCCATCATCCCGGCCTTGGCGATGAACAGCATCCCGGTGTCGTGGAACTCATGGCGCTTCTGGGCGACCAGTCGGCCGAACCACTCCTGGGCGGCCAGATGCTCGTAATCGACGGCGTCGACGCCGTACCGCTCGGCGATCTCGTGGGGGTGTTCCGCGCCCATGGCGAGCTCGGCCACCATCTCCGGCGAGTAGTGCAGGATCAGGCTGAAGCCGTTGGGGTCGAAGGGGGCGAGGGCGTCGTCGGCCATGGGGGCAACTTACGGTCTGCCGGACCCCCCGGGAAGGGTGATACCCGGAGGGTCCTACAGGGCCTGGGGCGGTTTCGTAGTCGGGGGGGCTGTTCGGGCCGCTGGCCAGGGTGCTGGTGCGCTTAAGGTAGTGCTGGACGAGGCGAGGCGCTAGTCGCCAGTTTCGGGTTCACCGAAGTCTGATGGGGTGGGGTCGAGATCGTCGAGGTCGACGACGGCCAAGGCCACGTCGCGGGCGGTGCGGGCGAAGTCGTCCTTGAAGGCCTGGGGCTGCTCGTCCCAGGTGCTGAACAGGGTGCCCTTGAACGTCCTGTCGAACAGGACCTGAGCGCCTGCTTGGGTGTTGAGGCGGATCATGATGGAGCTCCAGACTGGGGGTCTGGAAGGGGAGGTTGCGCTGGGTTGGAGGGAAGTACAAGAGGGGACGGGGGTGTCTAGTGGATGTACAGGGTGGGGGATTTTTGGGCCTGCGTTCAGAGACGAACCCTTAAAGGTGCTGGGCACCCCCACCCCCCTTGGCCCCATACCCCCCCGTCCCCCCACCCCCACACCTGCACGCGTGGTCTACTTGACACATACGTCTATTCAAGCGACTATGAGCTTCCCCGGGCGACCTATGCCCGGGGCGCGGCCCTAGTCGTGTCTTTGACATTGCGTCACCTAGGGGTGACGCATCATCGCGCCCCGACCCCCACAACGGAGGGAAGGCAAGCGCGTCAATCATGCCCCTCCGCATCAGGAGGGGCGAAAGGGAAACTATGACCACCCAAGAAACCAACACCGTTGCCGCGCCCTTCGTCACTGACGAGATCAAGGCGGCTTTCGTCGAAACCTTCGCCGATGCTTTCGGCAAGTTTCACAAGGCGGAACGCAACCTTGTGGGGAACCTCCTGACGTCCGCGCGCTCCTTGGAACGCGTTGTGACGGATGAGGACTTCGCCGCCCATCTGGCCAAGATCACTCGCAAGGCGATCGTGGCCAAAGGGGTCGGCCCCGATAGCGTCAAGGTCTACATGACGCATTCGAAGGTTGTCGTCGTGGCGGCTACCGGACGTCCTCCGATCTCGGAGGCGCTTCCCGAGGGGTCCCATTGGGCCGACCAACGGACTAACAAGCGCAAGCTTGAAGGGGTCAACGCGTACTACAACCGGGTCAAGGCGCTCTTGAAGGTGGCCACGCGTAACGAGCTTGGCCACCTGATCTTGCCGGAGGGTTACAGCCTTATGGGCGTCCTCACCGCTTCCCCGGAAGCGGAGACGCCCAAGGCCGACACCCCCGAGACCACGGGTTCCGCTGGCCAGTCCTCCGATCAAGAGGGCGGGATCAACGTTGACCCGGCCAAGGCCTCGGAGGACGCGCGCATGGTCGCCGCAACGGCACTCCTTGGCGCTAAGGCGGCCGCTTCCTTCCTCGCCCTCATCGGCGACAAGGACGGCAAGGACGCGCTGGCCAAGCTCATGACCGCGCATGCCAAGGCGAAGGCGGAAGCCGACGCGAAGGCGAAGGCCGACGCGAAGGCGGGCGAACAACTCCAAAACCTCGCCGCCTAACACTGACGTATAACTAACCCCCGAGCCCATGGGCTCGGGGGTTTTTCTTTGCCCGGACGGTTAAACGTTTAACCTCCTAACGCGTGTGTATCACAACCCCCGAGCCCATGGGCTCGGGGGTTTTTTCGTGCCTTGTTTCGGGGGTGGCGGTTAAACGTTTAACCCGTAACGCGTGCGTACATGATAGGCGACGCATCCGTTAAAATGGACACAAGTCACTGGTTTAACACAGGAAAATCGGTAGACCAAGCGGGCGCGGAGCGCCCGAAAGCCCAAAAATCAGGCGAGCATTTGGTTAAGCTAACACGACAGACAGGTTATGCTTCCCAAACCTCCGGGGCAGGCCAACGCTGATTTCATTGGGTTTTGTTGTAGTAGTAGTAGGTTATTCTTAAAAGATATAAATAAATCGCCAAATTCTAGGATACCCCCGTGTGCGCGACCCTGATTACAGGTGTGTAAACGCCTGTTAGGTAGGCACATAGGCCCCAAAAAACCTCGACATCCGTCGTCCAGCCCTACATATTCCCCAAATATCATCTACTCCTCTGAAATCATTGCGGTCCTTTTTTTCACACACCCGATCGCCTCCCTGCAAATTACCGAAAAATCAGTCGAGGCTTAACCAAATATACGCCTAGGTTAGGGCAATGCCTTCCGGTTGCATCTACTCGCGCGACGTTCAAGTTGGCCTTGCGAAGCTCCAAGGGCCGTGCTTTCATGCCCCTCATGGATACATCTATTGATCAGAAGCGGCTCACCTCCCAGCAACTGCGCTACCTGCGTGCGGTCTGGCACGAGCCGTCCATCGCCCACACCGTGGCCCGCGCCGTCTCCGAAGCCTACGCACGCGCCCCCTCTCACGCGCAGATCGCGTTGCGGGAGGGTGGCAAGGTCCAGTTTCAGGTCGTGATCCACCCGGACATCAACGCCCTGCTGGTCCAGATGCGGATCGACCACCGCCTCTCGTCGGCCATCAAGATCATCGACCATCTGATGTACTTGGCCGAGAACACCTTCGACACGCCCTGCCTGACGTGCGTGTCCGAGTTGATGTTGGTGCCCAACAGCCAGCGCGTCACCGCGGTTTCCGGGATCATGACCTCCAACCAGTGGGAACGCTGGACCGCGTTGCGCGCACGCTACGCCGACAATCCCCTCGACATCCCCCGCTACGCCAATGGCCACACCAAGGCCGCATGCCTGGAGCGCCTGATCGTCGAGGCGTGGGTGCGCGCCTACAAGCCGCCACACAGCCACAGTGGCTCCGGCATGCGCCTATCCCAGCGCCGGAACGGTTAAACGTTTAACCCTGGCCACCTCGCCAAACTCACGCTTAAGGTCACCTCCATGGTCACCGACCCGTTCATCGAAGTCACCATCGTGCAGCGGCATGGCTTCCGGCAGCACATCCGCTCGGGGATGATCCGCATGGCCAATGACCTCGACACCATGGAACTGCTGGTCTCCGACGATGTGTTCTTCCGCGCCACGTCCCTGGTGGATCGTCTGCGCAGGCGCACCATCACCCGCCCCAGGTACGAGACCCTGGTTGCGCTGATCACCGAGAACGCGTTGCGCACCGGACAGGTGGAGGAGACCCAGGAGGTGCTGGGCCTGCTCGACCGGCACTGGCGCAGGTGCCCGGCGAGGTACCTGCCGAGCCTGACCCTCATCCTGCGGCGCGTGGCCGCCTTCCGGCGATCATGACCCGCGCCACCATCCTGCTGAAGACCATGGCCTACATCGACTACGACCCCGAGACCCAGGAACAGGACATCAGGAAGATCGTGGACCTCCTGCATGCCGGGCGCGTGCAGGGGCGCAGCGAGCGGGTCGCGGCCAAAGCCCGGGCGTCCATCATAGGAGCCCTGAACCACTA